TTATGCATAACTATGCTAAGCAAGTAGTTAGTAGTTTCAAATATTGTCCAAATGTTTTTTTCAGAGGAGTTACGAGAGAGCCATTTAATGAGATAAACAAATCCGATTATTTGGTACAGTTGTCCGATACAGAGGGTTTCGCATATTCTGTTTACGAAGCGATGCAGGTTAAAACACCTTGTATCATTACTCCGTTTGCGAGCGGAAATGAACAGATAAAAAACAAAGTAAATGGCTACATAATTCCTTTTGATATGAAGAATATTAATTTGAATGAAATCATAAATGAAATACCCATAGTTCCTGCTTTTGAAGAACTTGGTAAGGAGCAAGACTGGGTTAATTTATTAGAAAAATGAAGAAAGTAAAATTAAAAGTTTTGTCTAATTTTTTTGATAAGGAACTAGATAAAAAAGTATTTAAGAACGAAGTATTTGAATGTTCTGAAGAAAGAGCAAAGGAGATACTTTCTTATAAGGCGATAAAATTAGTTGAAATAATATCTATATGCAGATAGTTAAAATAAGTGAAGTAAAAGTAAATCCGAATAACCCTCGGTTAATTAAGGATGATAAATTCAATAAGCTAGTTGAATCTATAAAGAATTTCCCAGAGATGTTAAATATCCGACCAATAGTAGTAAATCAGGATATGATTATATTGGGTGGAAACATGAGATATAAAGCTTGCAAAGAAGCAGGCTTAAAAGAAATACCTATCTTCATAACTGACTTGTCTGAAGAAAAACAAAGAGAGTTTCTGATTAAAGATAATGTAAGTGGTGGGGAATGGGACTGGGAGCTTTTAGCGAATGAGTGGAATGTAGAGGAACTGGAAGATTGGGGAGTTGATATTCCTGTTTTTGAAACTGATGAAATACTTGAAGCTAAAGAAGATGATTTTGATGCCACACCTCCCGAAATACCTATAACCATTTTAGGTGATTTATATGAGATTGGAGGGCATAGATTGTTGTGTGGTGATAGCACTTGTAGTGATACGGTCGCAAAGTTAATGAATGGTAATAAAGCGGATATGGTATTTACAGACCCGCCTTATGGAATGTTTTTAAATACTGATTATTCCCAAATAAAAGAAAGTGAAAACAGTATAGGTTTTAAGGGCAATAAGAAAGGGAATAAATATGATAAAATAATTGGCGATAATGAAGATTTTACACCCGAATTAATAAATACAATTTTTGCAAATTTTAATTATTGTAAAGAAATATTTATATGGGGTGCAGATTATTTTATTGATTTAATCCCTAATTATGGAAAGGATGGAAGTTGGTTTGTTTGGAATAAAAGAAGTAGCGAAGCACAGCAAAAAGGAATAGGAAATGTATTTGAGTTATTATGGAGCAAAAGTAAACATAAAAGATTAGTTTTTGATTTTGAGTGGTTTGGATTTTTAAGCAAAGACGACCCAAAAGAAGCACGAAATAGAGTTCATCCATCAATGAAACCTTCAAAACTTTTATCTCGATTAATTACAGAATATTGCAAAGGGAATATATTAGTTGATTTATTCTTAGGTAGTGGTTCGACAATGGTAGCTTCGCATCAACTTAAACGTAAATGTTTCGGAATGGAATTAGACCCAAAGTATTGCGATGTAATAGTAAAGCGAATGATTAAACTTGATGATAGTTTAACTATAAAAAGAAATGGAATTGACGTAACTAATGAATGGAAGTAATGGCATACGATAGAGTTAAAATATTTGAAAAAGCAAAAGAAGTTATTGTAAAGCATAAATTAATTTTTATAGAGGACATTGTTGCTTTTTTACCAATTTCAAAACCTACTTTTTACCAATATTTCCCAGTAAATTCTTCCGAATTTAACGAGCTAAAGCAATTATTGGAAGTTAATAGCACTACAATAAAAGTATCACTACGTTCAAAATGGTACAATTCAAATGCGCCCGCACTTCAGATGGCACTTTATAAACTGACGGCTACTCCGGAAGAACATAAAAAACTTTCGATGCAATATATTGAGAGCGAAAACACTAATACAAATAAAAACTTCGATATTTCAAAAATTTATGATAGCGAGGCATAATAAAATATGGAACGCGCTTGGCAATAAAACAAGATATTTTATAATTACTGGAGGTCGCGGTAGTGGTAAATCTTTTGAAGTTGCAAGATTCTTAAACTTTTTGTCTTTTGAAAGTGGGCATAAAATTTTATTCACCCGTCAAACGATGTCATCTGCTCACTTATCAATTATACCCGAGTTTCAAGAAAAGATTGACTTATTAGAATTGAACGGAAAGTTTGATATAAAAAAAACTGAAATAAAAAACTTAGAATCTGGAAGTGAGATAATGTTCAGAGGTATAAAAACCAGTTCTGGAGACCAGACAGCAAAATTGAAAGGGTTACAAGGTGTAACAACTTGGACAGGGGATGAGATGGAAGAGCAACATGATGAAAGTGTTTTCGATAAAATAAACTTATCCGTACGAAAAAAAGGAAAGCAAAATAGAGTAATACTTATTCTTAACCCGACAACAAAAGAGCATTGGGTTTATAAGAGATTTTTTGAAGAAAAAGGAGTACAAGAGGGTTTTTGCGGGATTAAAGGAGATGTTACTTATATACACACCACTTATATTGACAACATTAAAAATTTAAGTCAGTCTTTTATAGATGAGATTGAAAATATAAAACTAAATAATCCACAAAAATATAATCACCAAATACTTGGGGGTTGGCTAAGTAAAGCTGAAGGCGTAATTTATACTAATTGGAGAATTGGTAGTTTTGAAGAACATTCAAAGATAGTCTTCGGGCAAGACTTTGGGTTTAGTATCGACCCAACAACTTTGGACATGTGTTCAATAGATTCAAAGAATAAAAGGATATTCGTTAAAGAATGTGTTCATGCGCCAAAATTAAGCACGACCGATATATTTGAATACAACAAAAGATATGTCGGTAATAATTTAATCATTGCAGACAGTGCTGAACCAAGACTTATATCTGAGTTAAAAAAGCGGGGGCTAAACATAAAAGGAATAAGCAAGCCAAAGATAATTGACAGGATTGCACTACTGCAAGACTGGGAAATAGTTGTTGACCCCGATAGTATCAACATAGTAAAAGAATTGAATAATTATGTTTGGCACGACAGAAAATCAGAGACGCCTATCGATGACTACAACCACCATCTGGATACAATAGGCTACGTACTTTGGGATTTGATAGGTGTTCAAAAACCAAAATTAATAAGTGGCAGATATATTGATTGATATGCTAAACCGAAAACTTTCACAAATAACTGAAGAAGATTTTAAATTTTTAATAAAAAACGGCAAACGTAGCTCAAAATTACTTAATTTTGACTTCGAGAGTTTAATTTTTTTAAGATGGGGTATTTTAAAAGAAAAGCTCCCTGAACTATTCGAGAGGAATGATTTTGAGAAACTATTTCTTTTAATGTTAAAAGATAGAGGGAATAACTTTTTCTTAATAGATATTCAAAAGATTTCAGTAAGAGAGGCAATGTCTTTTATCCTTTGGATAATAGATGAAATGAAGTCTATTCAAGATTTAGAAATTAAGTATTTAAAGTCAGACCCAAACCCGAAGATGTTGCAAGCGGGAATAAATAACTTAGACCAGTTTGGAATTTTAAATACATTGGATAACTTATCAGGTGGAGATATTTTGAAGTATGATTTAATTAGAAATATTCCTTACAATATTGTTTTTGATAAGCAATACATGGAAGTTGTAAAAAGTGGTATTGAAAATAAATTAGCTAAAATAAAATAAATATGGATATTATAAGTACGTTTTTAATATTTTGTTATTATATTATCGGTGTATGCTTTATTTTAAATTCAATAGGTAAAAAGTAATGGACATAAAATTGATAAATGAAATAGTTGAATTATCTTTTGACGATAAAATAAAAGTTTGGCTAGATTATGTTGTGACTGTTAGTGGGTTAAATAATGATAAGCCATTAATTTGTAATTCAAGATTTAATAAAAATCCTAAGTTTCCAATATTAAATTGTGACTGGGGAACTTCACATAATATAGAACCTATGTGTTTTGATGATTTTATAGATTTAGAAAAATGTACAATAAAAACAGATTACAGTAATAAAAAAGGAGTTACAAAAATTCATAATAACTATCGAGGCATATATGATTGGTATCCTAAATTTAAAGATAGAATTTTAAAAAAAACTAACTAATGGACATAGTAGATTTTTGGAAGAAACAAGTAGATCTATGGAATTGTGAAAACAAATGCAATTTTTGTTGGGAATTTTCTGCTCCTTTGGTGAGTAGCCAAATAAATATTGTTCAAGAAGAAAATTCTTGCTGTGTTCAAGTATTTTTAACTGACTTAACGTTTAAAGAAAATATAGTAAGAAATCAAAGCGGACTAACAACATCTCATCAATGTATAGACTCATTTTCTTTATGGTGTTTGAAAGAATCCCCATTAGGTGTAAATAATTACAATGAAATAAAAGGACATTGTATCGAAGAGAGTAATTGGAATGAGATATTTAAACCTATTAAAGAATGTTTAAGCTGCGGGAACATTTTAGATACTTGCGAGATACTTGGCAAGACAAATGTAAATGTAGATTTGACTCAAGGTACTATGATTTATAACTATCTCGACAAGGCTTATAGTGGTTGGAAAATAAATTATACATTTACTCAAATAATTTAAATATATGAAAAATTTTATACAATGGAAAGGAACAGACGTATGCATAGATGTTCATTGTGATTGTGGGCATCATAATCATTACGACGGATATTTTGCTTATTTTGTAAAATGTAAAGTATGTGGTAAATTATTTAAGTTAGGAGATTCTGTTAAAATGATAGAGGTCGATACTACTGATGGATGTGACTTTTTAGAATCTGAATTATGACAATATCAAAAATACCTGACCAATTAATAACTCAAACGATGCATGGAGTGATAGATTTATTCTTAAAGCCTAAGTTTATAAGTCTCGGAATGAATGCGACTGGTAAATGGTTGAATAGTTTAGAACCTAAGGCTATAAATGGTAATGGAGAAATATGGGGGATGGATTATACTTATTGGTTAGTTAATGGGCGTAAACCTGGTAAGATGCCACCAGTTCAAGCATTAATACCTTGGGTAAATGCAAAATTTGGAATCGGGGGTAATGAAGCTAAAAGCATAGCTTGGGCGGTGGCTGTAAAAATAAAAAATGAAGGGACTGATTACTATCCAGACGGCACAGACTTACTTGAAGTGTTGAATAGCCAAGAATGTAGGAAATATGTTGAGACTCAATTAAGTACTTTTTATTCCTTTGAGATTTCAAAATTATTGGTAAAACAATTAAAACAAAATTTATTATGATAATATATCAGGATATGATTTACGATGGGTATCTGATTAATAATGATATTTGGCTAACAATAAAAGCAAACGAACAGGTTTTGTATTATAGAATAGTTCTTACAAATTTATCAAATTCAAAAGTAAGTAGTGTGTTTACATGTTATGCAGATTCAAGCTCTAAAACAACAGTTAATTTACAGAGCATCATTAAAAGTTTGATGAATGAACCCGACGGGGAGGTCAACAATTCTACCCGTGTCAAAATATCAATAACATCAAATACGGGTACTAATATTGAATTTATAAAAAGCTTCATCAGAGGAGGTAATAGGGTTAATGAAATCAATCAAAAAATGTTTCCAAATCAATTATTAAGATTAAGTGAAAAATTACCCGTATGGTCAGGATTTCAAGCGTATGACTATTATTTAAACTCTGATTATAGTATTACTAAAAAAAGTTTATCCGAATTAGACCAATCATTTATTGACTATCGAAGAACGAAAGGTTGTAATAATATATATTTAAAATTTCTAAATCAAAAAGGAGGGTATTCATATTGGTTATTTGAAAGTTTTTCAGAAAAAGAGCAAAATCAAAACTTAGGATATATTACAAATAGAACTCAAAATGTATTCGGAACTACTGTCAATAAATTAACCGACTTGGGAAATGAAAGTAAAAGTAGTCTTGAGATATATTCAAAGATACCAAAGGAATATAAAGACTATGCCCGAGACTTAATAGTATCACCCGATATTTATGCCTATCAAAATGGGGATTGGAAAAAGGTGTTTTCAAATAATAATTCAATAGAATGGGATAATATAAAAAAAGTATATTCTGTAAACTTAAACATATCTCTTAATTATAGTTTTAACCCAAGCTTACTATGGTCGAATTGATTATAAATGGGAATAAAATTGAACTCCCTAAAAAAACAAATATAAAATTTACTAAGCAGATATCCGATATATTTGATGTATCAAACGTTTCGTGTTCGTTTACAAACTCTTTTGAATTTGACAAAACACCTGTCAACACTCAAGCAATGAGACAGCTTGGTATAAGTAGTGATGGGTCTGATATACCATATATTAAAAATTCTGCAAGATTAAAGTTTAACGGCTTTGACGTGGTATCCGATGGTTGGTATAATGTCTCTGGAACTGATAGTAATTATAAAGGGTCTATCCTTGACGGTATGATTGATTTTTTTAAGGCTATCGAAAATAAGACTATGGGTAAGGATTTAAATTTATCAAATTTCAATCACGAAAAATTATTGTCGACAGTCGTTGCTAGTTTTACAAATTCATATTATAGATATATCATTGCTGACTATGGAGGTAAAAATATTTTTGAAAGCGGAATAAATATTGATTATTTAGCCCCTTGCTTTTCTTATAAGAAATTATGGGAATTAATTTTTTCAACATTTGGATTTAATTGCGACTATACTAACTTAACCTATCTGGATGGGCTTTATTTAACGTACCCAAAAGATGTTGCCGAGGGTCAGACAGATGAACTTATCGCAACATTACACAAAGGTCCATTTACAACTCAAGATTACAAAGCTTTTGCAGGAATGGACGAGCCTGCTCAACAGTATAGCTGGACTACCTCTGTAATTTCCGAGGGATATTTAACGAACAATTGGAAATTTGTGATACCTGAATATACGTCGTATAGTTTTGATTTAAAAGTAGAGAACTACGTAACATATCGAAAACCAAATAAAGCAAATAGGATAACAAATCCGTCAGTATCTATTTATAAAAATGGAATTGCAATAGGAAATATAACAAGTGATTACGTGACTGATGTCCAAGGCATTGGTGACGAAAGGACTTTAAATTTTAATATCACCTGTGATAAAGGTGATATTATTGAAATAAGAATATATTCACCATCTAATTTATCAATCAATGGACATAGCTATCGAAATTATGTTTGGAATAACAAAAAAGTAGATTTATTGATTTATAAAACCAATCTCGGAACTACATCACTTCAAAACGAACTAAAAGATTTTTCGATTAAAGATTTTATAAAAGAGATTATTTGGCGAACGGGGTTAACACCTATTTTAGACAAGCAAACCAATACTGTTAATTTTATCACACTGAATAGCAGAATAGATTTTGGAAATGCTAAAGACTTATCCAAAAATTTTATAGGAAGAACAAGTGAGATATATTCTAACGACTACGCTCAAAAAAATATTTTCAAACTAAAAAGAAATGAAGACACTGACAATAGTGGAGATGGATTTCTTTATGTGTATAATCGTAATATCGATGACGAGAAAGTAATAGCCTCTTCAAAAATTTATGCACCCGACTTGAAAATACTCACTAATTTTATTGGCTTTAGCACTAACCAATATAAGATTTGGAATGCGGAAGCAAAAGATAATAACGGGGTAATTGAGATATCATACAAAGGATTGTCTGGGAGATTTTATTTAATAAGACAAGAGACAAAAACAGGGTCGTTTAAAATAATTTCAGAAAAATTAGAAGACGAAACGACAGTATCAAGTGTGCCTATTGCAGTCAATACAGATACATTATTTGAAGATGCGGTTTATAAAAACTATTCAGAGTATCAAAAAATATTCACAAATTTCAGAATACATACAATTTCATTAGCGCTAACTGAAAACGAATTTATAGGACTTGACTTGACTAAGCCTGTTTTTTTTAAACAAGAAAATGCGTATTACATTTGCAATAAGATTACTTTCCAAGAGGGTGAGGTATCTGTTGGTGAATTTATAAAAATAAATAAAGTATAAAAATGGCAGAAATAATAAATTTAGCGACTTTTAGTTTAGATACTCAAAAACTTCAAAGCAATTTAGACGAACTTCAAAATACTTATTTCGATTTAGCTAAGGCTCAAAAGGACTATGCAAATCAATCTAAAGAAACGGCAAAACAAATAGACGCACTAGCTAAATCACAGAAAGCATTAGATTCTGCGTCAGGAGATAATACCGAGGCAATGAAAGCCAACGAAAAAGAAATGCAAAGTCTTGTTGCTACCCAAAAAGAGCTTTATAAGTCGGAGCAGAATTTAGGCATTCAAATGAGTACTGTTAAAAAAGAAATCAATCAAACTACTAATCAAATAAAAGCATATCAGGATGCCGAGGGGAAAACAATTTCGTTAATTGATTTAGGTAACCAAGCTTTGACGAGACAGATAAAAAATAAAAATGATGCAAGAGCGGCTAATATTGAGCTAAATAAAGTAGCAAATCAATTAAATCCAAGTATTGCGCAAGAAGCTGAGTTATTAAAACAATTAAATTCCCAAGTTGATAAAAATACGGCATTTATAAAAAGTAATTCGAGCGAGTCTGGTAAGCAGGCGATGAATATAGGTAATTACAAAGATAGTGTAGTTGAAGCTATAAACGAAACCGGATTAATGAATAGTACATTATCGGAAATGGGGCTATCGGGTAAGGTTGTTGAGGTTGGATTAAGAGCAATATCATCCTCGATAAACGAAACAAAAACTGCCATGGAGCAGTATAAAAAAGCACAAGAAGCTGGAGCAGTCGCGACAGAATTATCAAGCTTGTCACTAAAAGGATTTAAGATTGCGTTAATATCAACCGGAATAGGGGCAATAGTAGTATTGCTAGGTTCTTTGATTTCTTTTCTAACCACTACTCAAGATGGTATAGATAAGCTTACGGGTGTACTCGAACCTTTGAAAGCTATATTTTCGGCATTAGGAGGTCTATTAACAGAAGTAGGAGGTAAATTGGTAGCAACTTTTCAAAATCCTAAAAAAGCACTAAATGACCTTTATGAATTTATGAAGAATAATATAATTAATAGATTCACTGCTTTTGGGGTTATTTTAGATGGAATAATTAATTTGGATTTTAAAAAAGTAGCAAACGGGGTTTTACAAGCGGGGACTGGAGTTCAAAATCTTACCGATAAGATAGTCAATGCGGCAAAAGAATCTGCAAACTTTTTAGCTGACAATATAAAGAAAGGTCAACAAGTTGCATCATTAACTAAGCAAATAGAAGAAGCGCAGTTGAGATATAAGAAAGCACAAGTTGCTGTTAATGATGTCATAGATGAACAGCTATTAATTTCAAAAGATACTTCGAAGTCATTTAAAGAGCGAGCAGATGCGGCAGAAAAAATAATA